TTTACATTTGGCTGGTCAAGTTGCCGTAACATTTTCAGTTACAAACCCAAGAGAAGATTTTGAAATTAATTCTGTTGGAACCTTTAACATTTTGGAAAGTTTAAGATTGCATTCAAAAGATACAATTTTGTTATTCTCATCAACAAATAAAGTGTATGGTGAGTATGAAACAGAATTATCTGAAGATGAATTAAGATACAAATACGATAATCTTGTTGGTGTTTCTGAAAAAATGACAATGGATTTTCACTCACCGTATGGTTGTTCAAAAGGTTCTGCGGACCAATATGTTAGAGATTATAATAGAATTTACGGACTTAAAACGGTTGTGTTGAGACAATCTTGTATCTATGGTGAAAATCAATTTGGTATTGAAGACCAAGGTTGGGTTGCTTGGTTTACAATCGCATCACATTTAAAGAAAAAATTCTATATATATGGTAACGGTAAACAAGTAAGAGATATTCTCTACATTAAAGATTTAATTGACTTGTATGAACTTGTTATTAAAAATATTGATACATGTAGTGGGGAAGTTTATAATGTTGGGGGTGGACCAAATAATACATTATCATTATTAGAATTAATTAATTTCTTGGAGTTAAAATTTAACGACCATTTAAATTTTGAATATTCTAATTGGAGACCAGGAGACCAAATGATATACGTTAGTGATATTTCCAAAATTAAAAACCATATTGGTTGGGAACCAAAAATATCAATTAATGAAGGTTTGAATAGACTATCAAACTGGGTTTCAACGAATGAGTATGTTAAAAAAATATTTGGTTAATGAAAGTTGGAATTATTGGTATAGGTAATTTAGGTCTAAATTTATTAAATTTTTTATCTGAACAGGAACATGAAATTTATGTTTCAGATATTGACGGTGATAATATTGAGGTTATTAAAAACTCTGATGTTATTTTTTGTTGTGTAGATACAAATATTTTACCATCAAATTTTTTGGATATAAAAAATGTGATGAATGTAGTTGAGGATTTTGGTGTTTCATTTGAAGATGAAGTACCATTATATAATAAAATTTTTGCAATTTGTTCTACTTTAAATCCTGGTGATACAAAACAAATATCTGAAATATTAAACCCTATGAATTTAAGTGTTTGTTATCTACCTTTAATTATTGATTCAGATAATACATTATCATTAGAAACTATAGTAATTGGTACAATTGATTCACACATAGTTAACACTATCTCAGACATATTTCAACCACCCCAAGACAAAAAAATAAATGTAGTATCTATGACAAGTAAATCCGCTGAAATATATAGATTGGCGTATAGTTCTTACATCTATTATAAAATAAATTTTGCCAATTTTTTAGGTGAATTAATGTTAAATTTTGGTACATCAGATGAAACAAAATTACTTCTTAAAAGTTTAGGATACGATAAATCAATTTCTAAAGAAAATTTTAATTTTGGATTTGGTGTTGGTGGACCTTGGATTCCAACAGAAAATAGAGTTTTTGGTCAAGTTGCCAATGGTAATAAATTAGATTTTGTATTACCATTTGTTAATGACGATTTTAACATTAATCATAATGAGTTCATAAAAAGTCATTTTATAAAAACCAATCCTGATAAATCACAACCATTTGTAATATCTGGTATTGGGTATAAAGATAATTCAATTAGTATTAAAGAATCTTCTAAACTTGAATTAGTGTATGGGTTATTAAAAGAAGGTTATACTGTTTTTATTATTGAAAGTGATGAGTTTATTAAAAATGTAAAAGTTGTTAAAGAATTAGTGTTTGACTTTGGTGAAAAAGTAAAGTTCTTTAAAGAAGGCACATCGCCCAAAGGAGTGTACATTAATTTTTAATGTTTCTTTTATTATTATATTTCATAAATTATAAGTAATGGAAAAAAAACCAAGAAAAAAACCAAGTGTTACCACTAAAACAACAGTTTTTAGTGGAGAAACTAGAACCACACCTAAATCAAAAAAAGAAATTATTGCTTCTGTAATTTCAAAACCAACAAAAGAAAAATTTTTAACTGAAAATCAAAGATTGTATTATGATTTATTACAAAAAAATCAAATAATAATATGTTCAGGACCTGCTGGTGTTGGTAAAAGTTATATTGCAATGAAAGCGGCGGTAGATTTACTTGCAGACCCAACAACACCGTATGAAAAAATTATTATTGTTAGACCTGCAGTTGAAGCTGAGGAAAAACTTGGAGCATTGCCAGGTAATGTTGAAGAAAAATTAGACCCGTATATTTTTCCATCTTACTATCTATTAAATAAAATTATAGGTAAAGATAAAAGAGAATATTTGAAAAATATTGAAGCTATTGAGGTTTTTGCTTTGGCATATATGAGAGGTATGAACATTGACAATTCAATTTTAATTTTTGAAGAAGCTCAAAATAGTACACCAAAACAAATGAAACTCTTATTAACTAGAATTGGTTTTAAAAGTAAATTTTTCATTTCAGGAGATTTAGAACAAACTGATAGATATAAAGACAAAACACAATCTGGGTTATGGGACGTAATTGAAAAGTTTAAAAATGTTAATGATATTGGTGTTTTTGAATTTAATGATAAAGATATTGTTAGAAACCCATTAATTTCACAAATTCTAAGTAAATACGAAGAATGAGAATTGCAATAGATATTGATGGTGTATTACGAGATACATTTACAAAAATAGAACAAATCTATCAAAAGTATTTTATTGATGAGTTAGAACTTGTTGATGATGATTTTAAATATGAAATCATTACACCGTATGATACTCCAGAATATTCAAACCATTTTAAATTTAAAACTGATGAAGAATATTTGTCATTTATGTATGAAGAGTTTGCTATGGAAATATTTGGACATTCACCATCAACCGAAATGTCAACATTTTATGATTTAAACGATTTAATTGTAAAATACAAAGATAATGTAAAATTTTTATTAATTTCAAAACAAGTTAGTAAAACAAAACCGGCAACATTGTTTTTTGTTTCAAAATTTGGATGTGAAATTGAAAAGATTGTATTTTATAATCAATTAACAAAAAATGAGGTTTGGAATGAATTTGATGTTTTAATTACAGCAAATCCTGATTTATTATTACAAAAAGATAATAAAACTTTAATTAAGTACGAAACTTCTTATAATTTAAAAATAGAGTCTGATATTACCATTTCAGATTTAAAAGGATTAGATAAAAAAATTGAAATTTTAATAGAAAAATGATTACATTATTTGGTGAAAACTACTACATAAATTTAGATAATATTGACAAATATGTTAATATTCAAACTCCCCCAATATCGGCATCAACAGAACCCGAACAACATATTTCTATTGTAAAATACGAAATGGTTAAAACACTTATTGATGTGATTTTAAGTGAAAATGAAGACATTGATGAAAAACTCGCAAATAAAGTATCGTCACAACTTACAATACCTTTTAAATTGGCGTGGAACACAATGTTAATGAATAAATTAATTGAAAAATTTTAAGTACGGATATGGAAAACGAAATGATTGAAAAAGTCAAAGGGTCAATAAAGAATATTGACGAAAAATTAAACAAAATTTACTTCTTTGTTCAAGATACAAGAGGGAACGCCAAAGCATCTATTAGATACATTTATGAAATGGCATTAACACTTAAAAATAATGGTCACAATGTTGTAATGCTTTATGAGAAAAAAGAATACACACCGGTAACTTCTTGGTTATCAGGACCATATGATGAAATCCAACACCAAACTTTAGAAGGAACAAATTTAGCTGTTGCCCCTGAAGATGTTTTGGTTATATCAGAAATTTTTGGGTTTATTATGGAACAAGTAAAAAACTTACCATGTGGAAAAATTGTTTTATGTCAGGCATATGACCACATTTTGGAAACTTTAAATCCTGGTGCAACTTGGCAACAATATGGGTTTTACAAATGTATTACAACATCTGAGGCTCAAAAAGAATATATCAATAAAGTAATGAAAAACATTTCAATTGATATTGTTGAACCTGTAATTTCAAAGTCGTTTAAAAAACAAGCTTACCCTCCAAAACCAATGATTGGTGTTCTTGCAAGAGAACAACGAGAAGGATTAAATGTTATTAAACAATTTTACATCAAATACCCACAATATAGATTCTTCACATTTAAAGATTTACGTGGATTATCACAAGATGATTTTGCAAATGCTTTACAAGAATGTTTCTTGGGTGTTTGGATTGACCCAACATCTTCATTTGGTACCTTTCCATTAGAATGTATGAAAACAGGTATTCCTGTTGTTGGAAAAACACCTTATATGGTATCTGATTGGATTACAGAAAAAAATGGTGTATGGGTAGAAAACCCTCTACAACTTGTTGATGTAATAGCTGATGTTGCACAAACTTGGTTAGAAGATAACATCCTTGTTGACTTATATACTGAAGGTGAAAAAACCGCAGAAAAATACACAAATAAAGAAAAATTTGATACTGATGTTATGGGAATCTTCACATCATTTATCACTAAACGTAAAGAAGCTTTTGAAGCACAAATTCAAACCGAAACTGTATAATCATGGAAAAGAAATTAGATTTATCCGTAATATTACCAATTAAATCATCAATTGTTAGAGATTTTGATGAATATTTTGAAAAGGCAATTAAATCATTACAAATACAAAATGTTCCTTGTAATGAATTAATTATTGTTCATACAAATGAAGAATCATTAGTCCATAAATTACAATCTTTTGATTTTGGAACATTAAATGTTAAACTTGTAGAACATACAGGTACACCTAACTATCAAAGTCAAATATCACTTGGTGTTGAAAATTCTTCAAGTGAATGGATTTCTTTTTTTGAATTTGATGACGAGTACGCTAACATTTGGTTTCAAAATATTTTAAAGTATAGTGAAATTTATCCTGATGTAGATGCGTTTTTACCAATTGTCGTTGACGTTGATAGTAAAGATACTTTTGCAGGTTTTACAAATGAAGCAACATTTGCAGCAAATTTTACCCAAGAAATGGGATATTTGAACAATGAAACTTTGTTAGATTATCAAAATTTTCAAACTGCTGGTATGGCAATTAGAAAATCAAAAATTGATGAATTTGGATGTTTTAAATCATCAGTTAAATTAACATTTGTTTATGAATTCCTACTTCGTATGACATATAATTCATTAAGAATTATGACAATACCAAAACTTGGTTACAAACACACAAGTATGAGAGAAGGTTCAATATTTTGGAACTACAAAAATGGTGATGACGTAATGACTGAAAACGAAGTAAAATTTTGGATTTCTACCGCAAAAAAAGAATACTTCTTTAAAGACGACAGAAATATAAAGTATGAAGTTCAAAATGCTTAATGTTATCTGCCGAAACAACCTCAGATTCAGTTAAGAAAAGAGGTAGAAAAGCTACTACTGTAAATTATTTTGATGTTGCTGAAGAAGCTGCGGTAAGGAGATATCTTACCGCAGAAACTTTTGAAGAAAAAAATGCAATTTACAATGAGTTTTTAAGAGGACCTTTAGATAAGATGATTTCATCAATCATCCGTAGATATAAATTATATCGTAAAGATATGAATTTTACGGATATTCATACTGATACGCATTCTTTTTTAATGACTAAGGTTGATAAATTTAAACCTTCAAAAGAAAAGAAGGCATATTCTTATTTTGGTACTATTTGTAAAAATTATTTAATGGGTCAAATTATAAAAGACCAAAAAGATACAAATAGAAAAATTTCATACGAAGATATTTCATTCAGTTTAGAACAAAGACCTGATATGGTTTATTATATGGAATTAGAAAAAACTGAAGCCGATGACGTAATCCAACAATTTTTAAATGAACTTAAAGACTATGTTGATAACGAATCTTTAACTGATAATGAAAGAAAACTTGGTATTGCATTACTTGAATTATTTGAAAATTATAAGACTATTTTTTTAGGAACGGATAATAATAAATTTAATAAAAATATTATTTTATTATCAATTCGTGAAATGACAAATCTTTCTACAAAAGAAATTAGAACGGCAATGAAACGTTTTAAAAAGTTATATTATGTAGTTCTAAATCACATGATAGAATAAAAAACATTAAAAATAATATTTATCTGTATGTCAAGACCAAAAAAAAAGGAAATAGCGTTAAATAAAGATTCCGTTCTTTCATTATTACAAGAAATTTATAATGAGCTTGTAGAACAAAGGTCTACGGCAATTAGGGTTCAAAATAAAATGTTAGCAATGCTAAAAGACCCTGAGGATATGACTGTAATTGGTCCTGTTTTAGAAAAACAACAAAAAATAATTAATGATGTGGTTGAAAAGAAATTAACTTTGGCAAAACTACAATCAACCATATGGGAAAAATCAAATAAGGTTGAAGATGACCTATCTTTAGGCGATATTGATGATGAAATGTTACAATCATTAATATCAAAAGATATTGAAAATATTAATGATAAACCATACAAATTAAAATAATTTGGTATGCCAGTAGTTGATTTAAATAAACAATATGACCGTGTTGAAGAACGAGTTAAATCATTAGAAACTTATAATCAAGTTACTGATGCAACAAAACAAATTATTTCACAACAACAATCATCATTAGAAAAGGCTGAGGATAGTGTTAATAGTCCAATAGACCAATTAGCAGAACAAAAAAAAAGATATCAAAGACAAGTTAGTAGTCAATTAGAAAAACTTGTTGATATCAACAAACTTTTACCTGATAATAGAATATCTGGTAAAACAGCTAGTTCAAGTGTTGGTTTAATTAAAAACCAATTTACTGAAGCATTAAATACCATTATCGCTTTAATTCCCGAAATTATAACTAAAGAAATGATGAAACAATTGGGTTGTTCACAAGAACAAACCTATGATTCATCAATAGCCAGTAAAGGTATTTATGTACCTGTTTCAAGTGTTGATTTATTTGGATTATTAAAAGTTTCTCCTGACACACCATTAGGTAAATTAAGTTATGAGACTAAAGATGTTCAAGTTCAACAAAATCCATTTTCAATGAATAGGGAGTTGTATAATCGTATTCAAAATGAAGGTGTTTCATATGATGATGATAATGGAAAAAATTATTTAGGGTCATCAAAACAAGGTCTTTTTAATATAACATATGTGAAACAAGATGGTTTTGGTAATAAAGGAGATTTTTTTCAAGTACAATTAATCAATAGAGATAATAATCAAAATTTGGTTAGTCAGTTTATGACCGATTATTTCACAACAATTAAAATTGTTGATTTAAAAAATGTTTTTTTACAAGTATTTCAAATATTATTTGGAGCCATTTCAATAAATGTTAAAATGGGTGCTGGTGAAATTGAAGACCAACAATATTTCCAAAAAATTCTTACAAGAATTATGGGTTTATGTTTTGATGATAGAGCTGAAATTGACGTTAGTGGAAACGCGAAAGTTGCACCATTAGATGGTGTTAATGATGGTTTTTTTGAATTAACAGATATTGATATTAGACAGATTGAATCTGAATTATCTAATATCCAAAGAGGTGTTGTTGAATATCCTGATTGTACAAATGTAAAATTACCTGTTAATACTGATGATTTATTTGATACTTTAAATGAATTGTTACACATTAGTGATACTGATTCCGCCGCCAATACCGCAGTATTTAACAAAGCCGTTAATTCTGTTAAAAAGAATAAACAATGGCCTCAAATTGACCAAATTGGTTTAACTATTGATGGCGGTATTGTTAAAGCTCTACCAAATGCTTTGTATTCTGCAATTATTTCACCAAAAGTATTATTACCATTTATGACAATGTTTAAAGCATTAGAACAAATTGTTATTAATGGAGCTGGTTCAGCTGTAGACCAAGTTTATGATTTAAAATCTTACATGAAAATATTCAGTAAGATGAACATTGAAATTATGTCTCAGATTGGGGCTGAATTTGTAAAAATTCTTAGAAATATTATAATTCGTGATATTAGAAAACTACTTCAAAAAATAACTGCGGATTTAAAGAAAAATCAATTAACTAAACAATATGCAATTATATCACAATTAATAGAAGCCGCTATTTTAGTGGCACAATTTATTGATGACTACCGAAGATGTAAGAGTGTAATTAATGATATTTTAAATATTATTGAATTTGCCCTAAGAGGAACTAATATTCAAATACCACCATTTTTATTACCGTTAGCGGCTTTAAGAACTGGATTTAACAATACTAGAGCAATGTTAGAGGTAATTGCACAAATGCAAAAATTAGGAATACCAACAGGACCATTACCTGACGGTAGCCCAAATTTATATTTACAATCAATCAAATCACAAATTGAAGGTGTTGAATCTGAAAGAACTCAAAATAGTAAAATGAGTGCTTTAACACCACAACAAATTGTACTTCCAATAGGAATAACCATACCAATGCCAATGTCAGGAATTTTATTATGATACAATCAAATAAATTATCATTTGAAGAAATGAATGAAATTGTTTCTGACATGAAAAATAGGGGTAATTCTGATTTAACTAAAGTTATGGACTTTTTGTCTGAAGATTTTGAAGAAACAAAAAATTTAATTATTGAACTAACAGTTCATTTAGATAATATAGAGACTTTATATGATAAAGTTTTAAAAGAGCACACCGCAAGAACAAATGGACAAGTCATTTCGTAAATTAATATTTCCTGCCAAAGTTGAGGATAATCAGGACCCAATGATGTTGGGTAGAATTCGTGCGTATCCTTTGGACCAAAATGATAGAGCGGTTTTAGAAGGGTATCAATATAATCCAGCGACTGACATGTGGGGACCAAAAGACCCGTTTGTACAACTTCCACTTTTACCAATGTTTTTTAGTCAAGTTCCTGAAGTAGGTGAACGTGTTAATTTAATCTATCAAAATCCGTTGTATCCATATCAAGATGTTTACTATGTTCAAGCAGCATTTTCAAGTCCAATGAGTTTACCTTATGAGAACTTACAAGCGGCAAACAAATACACATCTTTAGGTAACAGAGTAAAAGGATTATTAGCCTTAAAGAATAAAAACGGTACACATAAAAGTGAAAAATCAAAAGGTATTTTTCCTGAACCTGGTGATAACGCTTTATTAGGTAGAGGTGCCGCGGATGTTATTGTTAAACCTGACACAGTTTTATTAAGAGCTGGTAAGACAAAAAGATTAGATACTAGTAAACAACCAATTGCGAATAACACAAGAGCCTATGTACAACTTTCAAGTTTTGATACACAAGTTGTTAGTAAGAAGCCACAATCATTTCTTAAATTAAATACCGTAAATCAAGAGGTAAAAAAATTAATAGAGTGGGATATTGAAAATTTAGAAAATCAACAAAATGCTTTCACAGGTTCAATACGTTTATTTTCTTTAAAACCTACAAATAAAACATTTACCGATAATATAAATTACGATTCAAATTTAGATGATGTTAAGTTTTTAGAATATTATGAAAATTTCATAGGACTATCATTCAATGATGCGGTCTCAAAAATAAATAATTTTATTATTGGAGTTAATAATGGTCAAATACCAAATGGTCCAAAAGTTGAAAATCAATTTCCATTTGTTTACAGACCAGATGCCGTAGCCCGAGGTTATATAAATTCAATCTCTACATTAACTCAACCAATTATTTTTGCAAATGTAACTAGATTTGTCAACGCCATTACACTTAATTCTGGTTTAGGTAGTCAGAGTTATAAATTTGCTTTGGTTCGTTCTAAGGGAGAAATTGGAAAACCGATTAAAGTTGACATTGAGACAGTAACCCCAAAAGATACTGAAGTTAATTATGGTACTTTTTATGCCGCAGGTGCTGATACTTTATTTTTACTTTCAAACAAATCCAATAAAAATGTGGATTTTTTACAGAACAGCATTTATGGATTTTCACAACCAGACATCCAAGAAAAAATTTTACCAAACACATCTTCAACCGTAAGGGGTGAGGAGTTAATAGAACTTTTAAATTTAATAGTTAGATACTTGGTTGCTCACGTTCACGCATTACCGGGAACTCCACCAGTACCTGTTGCAACCGATGGAACAAGTTCAACAGAAATATTATTTCAATTACAAAACGCAGCAAATAAAGTTCTTAATCCAAATATTCGCATTAATTGATATTTATATAGAAATAATATCAAATGTCAATTTTAAGGTCATATTTCAGCAAAAATAACACTATTCAATTAAATAGTTTAACCAACACGGGTAGAAACCCCGTAATGGAATTATATTTTGGTTCAGACCTTGCAACATACGCACCAAAAGGTTATACAAGATTCATCTTTGATTTAGATTTAGACCTATTAAGAGAAAGTATTGCAACAGGTGAAATCTCAACAGGATGTACCACAGCAATGACCCATAACTTAATTATGACAAATTCATCATCATTTGATATTGATTTGTTAAATGATACAACATCACAAGGGTCAAGAAGAGCAACATCATTTGATTTAGTATTATTTAGAATTCCACTTTATTCAGGAGCCACAAGTAGTCCACAATCTTGGGATGAAGGTGTTGGTTTTGATTATGTATACCAACCCGTAGTTGCCGAATGGTCAAACAACATACCTTTTAGTAGTAGACCATCAAACTGGATTGAAAGAACAACAATTACAGATTGGTCTGTACCAGGAATTTATAGTAACACAAATTCATCACAAACACCAAGTTTAAATTATTCAGGACTTACAATTGTTGATAGACAACATTTTGAGTTTGGTAATGAGGATATCACATTTGACATGTCAAGTGAAATCAATGGTATTTTAAATGGTTCAATAACAGGTGTTACAGGTTGGGGAATTGCTTATGTTCCTGAAATTGAAAACATTACAGGATTAACTGAAACATATTCTGTTGGTTTCTTTACAAGACATACACAAACTTTCTATCAACCATTCCTTCAAACAACTTATGATGATATCATTAAAGATGATAGAAACACATTCGCATCAAATAGAGTAAACCATTTATATCTTTATGTATATTCAAATGGTAACTTTATGAATTTGGATGAAAACCCCATAGTTGACTTGTACGACCCTAACGGTGATATTATGTCAGGTTATACAGGTTTGACTACTTGCCTCCGTACACAGGGGGTATATGAGGTTACAGTACCACCTATTACAGGTTGGACAACTCCTTGTCAGTTCTCTGATGTTTGGACAAACTTAATTAAAGATGGTCAAACATTAAATAATGTAGAAAATGAATTTGTTTTACAAGGTCAATCATCAGTTTATCAAATAGGTACTCAATCAAAAGACCCAATTCTTTATGGATTTGATTTCAGTGGTATTAAACAAAATGAGAAAATTTTGAATACCGATGTTAGAAAAGTAATGGTAACAATCAAACAAGCCTACACAAGTCAAATTGTATTAAACAGTATTGAAGCGTTTTATAGAATCTATGTCAGAGAGGGTAATACTGAAGTACAAGTTCAAGATTGGACACCAATCAATAGAACACCTAACGAGTACTATTTTATGTTTGACACAAGAGATAAAATACCAAATCAATATTATGTTGATATTAGAGTGAATACTAGTGGAGAAAGAGATACTTATCAAAAAGAATTAATGTTCCAAATCGTAAACAAAAAATGAAAAAAATAGTTAAACTTAACGAATCTATGATTCAAAAACTTGTAATGAGAGTATTACAAGAACAAGAAAATGAAAGATATATGTTCTTCTCTAACTTAGAACAAATGAAAAGACAATGTGAAATATTGTTAGATTTAGATAAATCACAAATTGAGAGTATTCTTGACAATGGTCATGATTGGGCTCAAGACCATATATCTGAAGCAAAAAATAATATTGACCAAGTTTTTGATTTCTTAATGAATGAAATTAATGGGGGCGATGAAGAAGAAGAAATGATGGATATTGAACCTCCAATGATGGAAAGTAGAAAAAAAACGGGAACAAAATTATGTGTTCGTGGTAAAGCGGCGGCTAAAGCAAAATATGATGTTTACCCTTCAGCATATGCAAATGGTTATGCAGTTCAAGTATGTAAAGGTAGGATGCCTGGTTTAGACGGAAAAAAACATTGTTCAGGTTCCTATTGTTAATTCAAAAAAAAAGTATTATCTTTGAATCCATAATAAAATGAAAGAATACAAACACATATTCAAAAGATGGATTCAACGAATGTACATTGATTCTGCAAGAAAAATGGACTACGAACGTGGTCACAGGTCAAAATATGAATTGGATTGTTTATTAATTTGTAAAAAATTGATTGATAAACCAGATACTCAATTATTAATGACACCACTTTCAAATAAAAAATACATACACAATCCTGCAAATTCAATTTTTATTACAATTGAGGGTAACACAGTTAATGTTATTAACCACAAATATTCATATACTGTTGTAATTCAAGACAAGTCAAAAATTGAAATAACTAATCACTTTAATGAAGTTTTGGAAAGTCAGAGATTAAAAATGGAAGAAGAGATTACTTCCAATATTAAACATTCTCTTAAAAATATATTGCAAACATTAGTTTGACGGACAAACTTCCTTAGCGATTTTTTCAGTTTGTCCTTCTTCAATTAAACCAATTCTGTGTAAAACACAATAATATCTTGGATTTTCATTTAAATGTTGTTGTGCAATTTTACGTGCTTCTGTTAAATCTTTGGCATATTGCGATTCAACCATTTCTCCAAGGTCTATCATTTTGTTTTTTCTGACCTGTTCGTTGAGGATGGACTTAATAAATTGTCTCATACCTTCATTAGTATTTTTCTTTTTGGGTTTATAAGAGGTCATTATTGGTTTTTGACCTTTACCTGATTGTGTATCTTTTTTTTCGGCTTCTCTTTTTTGTTTACAAGCGTTTTGTTTTGCGGAATCACTCATTTTACCTGCAACACCGGCAGCCCTACATTTTGGATAGGCACCTTTATCAGTGTCTGAACGACCACAAGGTGGATGTTTTCCATTTTTATCTTTACTACAAATATTAACCCATGGCCCTTTAGGCTGACTACTTCCTTTTGGCTTCTTTTTTTTGCCAAACCATACTGCCAAATCTTCATTTAATTGTTGTTCCATGTTGTTTTTGTGAAAAAAATTACGATACTTAACATAAATATAAAACCATATGGAAAATACTAAAAATACTGAAGAAATATCAAAAAAAACACAAGAAATTATTGGTTCTCTTTTTGATACAATACATTACATCTCAAATGAACAATTAAATTCATTTATTGATGGTATGAATGAAGAACAAGCAATGTATTGTTTAAAACAAGCATTAATTGCCTGTCACGTTAGAGGTGCATTTACAATGGAAGAAACTGAGGCAGTTTCAAAGTCTTTAAGAATTTTAAATTCTTAAGATGTTGGTGTAGGAGTTGGTGTTTTAGTAACTGTTGGTGTAACCGTATTGGTAGGTGTTATAGTTGGTGTTACTGTAGGAGTCGGTGTAGGTGTTGGTGTTCTTGTGGCACTAGGTGTTGGTGCTGGACATGAATCAATTAAAATAATATTACCCGAACTATTTGTTTGAAATATTGTATTACCTGGAAATCCACCAGAATCAGAAAGATATGTCGCAAAAATTGGTGTTGTAAAATTACTATTTAAATAAATTGTTGTTCCTGTTGTCCAAGAACCAATTGAAGTATTACTATAATATGTTTGAAGAGTTGGACTTGAACAAGCATCTGATGATGTAGTACCACTAGCTAATGATGTTATTGTAAATACAGGTCGTGTAGGTGTTGGTGTTTGAGTTTTTGTTGGAGTAACTGTAGATGTTATTGTAGGTGTAACACTTGGAGTTGGAGTTGCTCCGTAACTTGGAGTTACTGATGGTGTAATACTTGGAGTAGGAGTTATTGGTGGTGGCCAATCAATTGTTGAAATAATTTGAATGTTTTTAGATGCTGTTGAATAAGTACCATCAACATACCATACATTAATAGTTTCATTTTCTAATATTTCGTGATTATTCATATTTAAATAATCTGAACATCTAGTATAATTAATTACACCAATAGATGTATTAGAATTATTTTTTATAATTGATTTTTTACAAGCCATGTTATTTTTACTTTATATAAATACTTTTATAAAACAAAAAAGGGAACCGAAGTTCCCTTTTTTTATGACGTTTGAGATAAATTATCTCAATTCTTGTAAGTTGAATGTTCTAACTCCGTCAACTGTAACTCTACCATAGAAACGGTTGTTAACCATTTTCTTAGCGTATCTTGTCATGATACCCTTAATAGGTGTAAAGTTGAATGGGTTATACATAGTTGGAGTCAACTGTAAAGGTACGTATGGAGCGTAAATGTAACCAGTATCCAACAAGCTAGTTCCTTTGTGTCCGATTAACACTTGGTTAGCTGGGAAGTAAGGGTCACGATATACTTGATATCTACCAGACAAAGTACCTATTCTTTCAATACCCATGTTGTATTGGTCTTGCTCAGGAGCTGCGTTTGAAACGTGGAAGTATTCCAAGTCATCAAAGATTGCAGATACTTCAGAAGATACAACTATCCAGTTAGCACCACCTCTTAAAGTTGATTTGTGAATTTGAGCTGACAATTGGTTAATTGCAGTAATCAAAGTTTGGTTCCAATCTTTTTGAGTGTAAGGAGTTGTTCCGCTAGAAGATAGTCTCTTCCAACCGTTGTAATCCCATCTCAAGTTCCAAGCTGCACCTTTTCTCAAATCTCTCAAGATTTCTCTATCAATTTCTGCTGCAACTTGCTCAGATAACAATGCTGTTAATTCAGCCTCAGCGTCAATGTTGTGGAATGCCGCAACGTCTTGAGCTAATTCAGGAGACCATTGTGCTCTCAATTTTCTTTCTGTAACAGAAACTGTTACTGACTCAAGGTCAAAAGAAACTTCACCAATTTGGTCTTCAAATTCCAACTCTTTATACAATCTATAAACAGCCAAGAATGCGTTGTTATTACCTGTTGCTGATGAGAATGTAGAACCTGTGTAACCATCCATAGACGAATCACCACAAGTAATACAAACTGGTGTTTGTAAATCAACTTCTAAGAAAATGAAACCGTTTTGGTCACATACGTTGTAATATGAACCACCTGAGTTAGCATTGTAACCTGCAGGACCATTAGGGTAGTTAACTGTTACATTACTTCCGTATTGTACAATACCTTTACCATATCTTTGAGTAACAACTCTAAATAAGTAAGGGTTAGTTGTGTTAGCTGAAGTATATACGTTACTAGAAACACCCAAAATGTTTAAACCTGATAAGAATTCTTCAGTATCCATAGTGTTACCATTAGGACCAATTAACTGACCAGCACCAGCGTTAGAGAAACCACTCATAACAATAATTACTTTTCTGTAGTTATCTAATGGATAAGCTTGTGGTAATAAATAACCAGCGTTAGACCAAGCATAAGTTACGGTACCAGCAGTTACTGCAGTCCACTGACCTTTTGAATAGTCAAACAAACCAGGAGGATTTAATCCAGCTTCGTTACCTTCGTAGAATAAGTCATATAAATCCTTATTGTAAATAGGGTTGAAGTCACCTGTACCTGAAGTATAACCAGCGTCAGGATTACCTTGGTAGTTTCCTGGAGAACCTATTGGAGCGTAGTGTGTACCACTATTTCCAAATAAACCATCTGTTGATGTACCACCAGAATAACCTTGAATTTTAGGTACAAAGTAGAACAATTTACCGATTGGTAAGTTCATTGCTTGTACAGACACGATGTCGTTAGCTAATAATTTAGAGAATACTCTTCTCACGATTGGGAAAACAACTGTTTCAAAAGAACCGCTATCAGAAGTTGAAGAAGCCTCATTGATTAAGAAAGAAGCTTGGTTTTCGTATAACTGAGCTACGTTTTCTTTCATGTGACCTTTTAAACCTTCCAAAAAGCCAAGTTTATCCCATTTGTTGATTGTGTCTTCTTTGATAACCTTAAGGTGTTTTAAACCAATGTTACCAACAAGACCGCTTTCTAATAATGCACCCATTTTAGTATTTTTTTTGTTTTTAAATTTTATTTATTTTTATTTTTGTATTTTTTGCATGATATCCTTCATTCTTAAGAATTGTGGATTTTCATAAGTTTTTGACTCAATTAAGTTTTGTGAAGAACCTGATGCTGGTGATTTACCAATTTTTTCCATAGATTCTGTAACTACGTTTTGAGTCGTTGTATTTAATTCATTTTTAATTGATGAATACAATGATTTTGATTCTTTTAATGATTCAACATCATCAAATCTTCTTAAGATATTAATCTTCTCTTGTTTTGTTGTTGTATGTTCAGTGAACAATCTTGTTGCATAAGCCAAGTTTGAATTAAACACAGCAACTTCATTTAATTTTTCTCTGAAAATATTAAGTGCTTTTCTGTATTCTTCATTTTTCTCTCTCAATCTTTCAACTTCTTCAGCAAGAGCTTGATTTGGAATTACTTTCATTTTAGGTAAACCTTTTCTTTCAGCGTAATTTCTAGTTCCATTACCTAATGTTCTAGCAGCTTCTTTAGTTTCCTCTTTTTCGTAATCTTTGTAATGACCACCTTTTTCGCCAGCTTTCTTTTCAACACCATCAACATCCTTACGTTTGTATTCGTGTTTTTTAGAACCATAGTTTTCTTCCATTTCAGCTTCAGTGTATTCAAACTTCTTAGGTTTCAAATTCATACCAACTCCTTTAGCTTTACCTTTTGGTTCAATAGCTGCTTCTTTGGTTTCCATTTTTCTACCTTCTTTATATTCAAATTTAGCACTTCCAGTTTTAACACCTTTACCTACTACAGGTTTACTCATCATTGACCCTTCTTTAGTTTCCATTTTTTTAGCTTTGTTAGTTAAAGAGGATTTAGTTAATTTACCCATAACTGGTTTAATTGTCATTTTACTTTCAGACACGTTATCATCATCTTCTTCCATTTCTATTTCATACACCACTTCGTCCATTTGTTCTTCGTCCATTTGTTCTTCCCAAGATTCGTCCATTTGTTCTTCGTCCATTTGTTCTTTACCAAAAATGTCAGCGATTATAGAATTTAATTCATCGTTAGATAATTCAGCTTCGTCCATTTGTTCTTCGTCCATTTGTTCTTCGTCCATTTGTTCTTCGTCCATTTGTTCTTCGTACATTTCTTCGTCCATGTAACTTTCGGTTTGAATAATGTATTCTACATCTTCATCCTCATCATTTAAAGTAATGTTGTTACCATCTTGTTTAACAATGATACCATCTTCATCGCTCATAGATTTAAAAACCTTTAAGATTTCATCATCAGACGCATTTGTAAGGTCAATTGGTAGTGTATCTTCAGAATCCATATCAAAGTCCATGTCAAATTCATCTTCCGATTCATCATCTTCCGATTCATCATCGTCAGAATCCATATCAATGTCCATTTCAACATCATCTATGTTTTCATCTTCAGAATCCATATCAATATCCATGTTTAAATCATCTTCCGATTGTTCATCCATTTCAACTTCTTTTGATTCTTTTTCAGTCTCGTTTTTCAAAGACTCTTTTACTAATTCTGAGATTTCTTCCTTCATTGTAGAAGCAAGTATTCCTTTTGCATTTTCGGCGACTACTTGTTCCAAATTTTTCATTTGTAGTAGTGCTTCCTCAACTAACGACTTTTTTTCTGTCATATTATTATAGAATAATTTAACATATAAATATATCCATATGTCAAAAAATTCTATTTGGGCTTAGTAAAAACCCTAAATAAATAAAAAACCCCTCGGTTAGGAGGGGTTTTTATTAATCTTCAATAACTTCGTCTATTTTACTTTCGGAGACCGCTGTGATTCTCCAATCATGTTGGAACCCAGTATATCGGGATGTTACCTTGGCTTCAACATCAGTTACAGAGTAACCTTTAACCAATTTTTCCTCTCGGATTTTCTTTAATTTACCTGTGTTTTCGTCAGGTAAATCGTACTGTACTTTTGCTACAAAATATTTTTCGTCCATGTTTTTTAAATTATCTGTCCAAATAATGGTTTAATTTTTTCAATAAGTCAATAGAGCGATTCATTTTTGTTCCACTTTGTTGTTCTATTGGTGACATTCTTGAAACTTTTTCTTCTTCCAAATTTTCTTCAAACTTGCTTCTATCATCAGGGTTTGTAAACAAATACGCTCCTGGTGTAGATGGTGAAGATACCAAATCAAAACAAATTAATTCAAAATCATCTTGTACTTCATTCTGTTCACCAGTCTTTTTTAAAGAACCAACACCACGTGAAGATATACCCAAAGTAACACCTTGTCTTAACAAGTTTGCTGCTTGGTCACCCTTTGTAGATACAATACCTCTCTCATGGAATCCTGGTGATGTTAGAAGACGCAACTTACCCATAAGGATATGTCCGTCCCACCATATATCATTAATGATGTGAGACACACGGTCAAGGTCAATTAATGATGATTCAGGGTGATTTAATTCTGAAAGAGATGTTCCTTTTTCAATCATCTTTTTATAATTTTCAGATTCACGTTTTAAAATTCTTTCAGGGTACACTCTCCCATTACGGTTTGGTGTATTGTATTTTTGAAGTACAGCATAGAATTCAAAAGGTTTTGAATAATCCAAGAAATTCTTGTGATTTTCCTCAAGCATCTTTTTATTAAATTCATGAGATGGTGACACATATCCGGCATCCATTTCAATCAATATTCCTTTACCTGTTTCGGTAGGTCCTAATATTTTCATACGTATGTTTTAGTAATAAATACTAAGATGCTTCTTCTTTGCTCTTTTTAGATAGTGTAAAATCAAAATACTCGTTCTTTTTAAAGTTTTCAATATAAATTTCTTTGGCAATTCTTTTCAATTTATCTTTAAGAATTGTATCTTTGAAATCAACTTCTTGTGATAAAAATAGGGTAATTTCCAAATTCATAAAACTTTTCTTACCATAAACAATTCCGCTGGTTCTTAAATCCAAATCAACGATATAATTGTCTTTAAAAAATGTTGGGTCTAATATTTCAAATATTGTATGTTTTATCTGTCTACCAAAATTTGATACTATTCTTTCCCAATTGTCATAACTTTGTTTTGGTGAAACCCAACTCTGTAGATTAAGATAGACTGATTTAAAATTTTTGGAATCAACTGTTCCATAACTCACTTTTGAATTGTTGAATCCTACAATTCGTGATGTTTTTCCTTTTTTCATTAATATTCATGTGTATAAATTGTTTATTGTTAGTAAAAAAATAATCTAATTTGTTTCTATTGTCAAATTTTTACCAACTTTGTATTATTTACTATAATATGTTAAAAGTAAAAATAGACGCAAAAACTCCTTTAGAAAAAGCCTTAAAACAATTAAAAGGAAAGGTAATTAAAACCAAGCAAAATGAAAAGTTAAGAGAAAGACTTCAGTATGAAAAACCATCTGTTACACGTAGAGCACAAAAATTAAAGGCTCAATACGTTGAATCTCAAAAACCTAAAGATTAATTAATATTATTATACAAATTGTATAATTTTACATAATTGATTTTAGAAAACTCTTCACCTTTGATTTGGTTAATAGTTTCCTGTAATTTTTTTATTGTAATATCATCCATAGATTCATTGATATTACTTAAAGAGTGAATTGTTTTTACTTTTAAATCTTCAAACTCTTTTGACAATTCCACATCTTCAGTCATTAATACTTTAGATAAATCCCTTTTAGAATCTTCATCTAAATTTTCAATATAAGAACTAATTTCTCTATTGGCAATATTCATCAAAGTTTCCATTGGTAATTGTATTGCAGTTTTAACTTCAGTAGTCTCACTTAAATTTTTTATAAGAGTTTTTCTACTTTCAACATTCTCCATAATTTTATCAGAAGAGTTGTAAATTAAATTGTCAATATCTTTGTAGTTATTTTCACTTACAACATCTTTAACCCAATATTCAATTTTTTGTGTATTTAATTTTGGTAGAAGTTTTTCTACTTGTCTTAAAGATTCGTTGATGTAAGCCTCAGCTAAAGTTTTATCATAACCATTTTTCTTGGATAATTCAGTATAAATATAAAACATTGTACTGGCGTTTTTATTTTCCAACACCAATTTTTTGAAGTTTCTTAACTCCAATTTTGTAGTTTCATTCACATAAGAATTAATCATTAATCCTTCTATTTTGCTAAGTAATTGTCCAAATTTCATATCAATAAATATATCAATCTAATAGTTTTCCTAATTGTTCTTCAATTAGCCCTAATGAACGTTTTCCTTT